TCAATTTATGGCACGATGGTTGAACTCCCCCCTGAAGAGTTTGTATTACTCTCTTCAGGTAATGTCCGACACCCAAGATAAATCCAGCGCCTACGCAGCGATTAGCGACGTAGATGTTGAGAATTATCTTGCCAATTTGTTGGAGGGAGATTCCGCACCTGATTGCAATTGCGCCGAATGAACCCGTACCAGAAACTGCTCGCCCGCAAGCGCACTTGGACTCCCATTCAATCCACAGCTGGCAAACTCAAAGAGGGCTCGGAGGAGGTGATCTTCCGGGCTCTTGCCCTTCGGCACATGGAGCTGCCAGTTGGTGACTTTATTGATGAAGCACTGAAAAATGAAGTACCTAAGGCGTCAGTGGACCTCCTACGATCCAACATCAAAGACGAGGAGAAGCACGACCTTGCGCTCGGTTACATCACCAACGCTTTGGGCGTGGATGAGAAGGCTGAATCCGAGGCCCTCAGGCTTAGGGATGCATGGATTCAACATCCAGATCACACGGTCCTCAAAGCAATGGTGGCCGAGCGTGCGATTTTCTTCGTCCTACTTCCCTTTTTCCGTTTCAACGGTGACGCTGGATTGAGGACGGTATCTGCGGACATCTCTCGTGATGAACAAGTTCACGTTGCTGCCAATAGCCTTGTTTGTCGTGAGCTGGGGCTTAGTGTCTCTCCTTCTCTTGATAAATTGCGTAAGGCAACTATTAATTGGGTAATGCAACCCCTTGGTAGTTCCGACAACAAGTATCTGGACAAGCAGTTTTGGCTGGATCAAAGCGACAGCCTGATGTATGCAGGTAAAGCCGAAGGTCTGATCGAGACTCAACGAGGAAGAATGCCTGCGTTCTTTGAGACGAGTAACTCTGATCTCCCCAGCTACGCTTGATATAGCTAAAGAGTTACCATGCGGCACGACTCCAAATTTGTTGACCCTGAGTTTTATGTAGATCCCTTGGCATCAGAGTTTTCTGGTGTTGAGTGCTGCATTACTTGGGGTCAATTTTGGGGCGCTGTTACCGGTCAAGGTGATCCTGAAGAGCGTCGTCGTGCAGAACAAGCTCAACGTGAAGCAGAGCAAGCAGCAGCAGAAGCTCGTCGTTTGTATGAAGAAGAATCACGAAGGGCTCAAGAAGCTGTAGCTCAACAGCAAGCAGCAATGGAAGCTCAGCTTGCAGAAGAGACTCGTGTTAAAGCTGAACAGCAACGAGTTCTTGAGCTAACTCAACGCCAAGCTGGTATTGCTAAAAAGCAAGCAGTTACAGCCGTAGGTCAGCAACGAGTTCAAACGCAACAAGAACTTGCTCGTAGCCAAGAACAGATTCAACAACTAAACGTTCGGCAAACCAGAGAGCCTGGTCAAACCGTTGGTCAACCTGGCATCTCAAGAACTAAAGTTGGTACTCGACTTTCGCTTGGTGGTTACACCGGTACAAGTCCTGGTCGGATTAACCCAACTGGTTTAAACATATGATTCCGTTTATTGATCCTGAGATTATTAGGTATCTGGACGAACTTTATCCAGATAAATCTCCTGACCTTAGTATGGAAGAGAAACTTATCTGGTTTTCTGCTGGGCAAGTATCAGTTGTACGGCACTTGAAAGATCAGTTTAATCTTCAAGAAGAAACTAAGTACAGTTAGATGGCTATTCCTATTCTCCTTGGTCTTGGTTTAGGTGCCTTAGCTGGTGCTCAAGCTTACTCTGGGTACCAAGCTGCTCAATCTGCCCGTCAACAAGCTGATGCAGCTCGGGCTCAAGCAGCGGCCACTCGGGAAGCAGCGTTGCGTCAAGTGCAACAGATGCAAGCTGAAGCTCAGCAGCGTTCTCAAGAATTCCAAACTCAAATTGAACAGAGTCGTAGTGCTACTGCTCAAGCAGCAAAGTCTGCAGAACTGGCACAGCAGTCAGCCATGCGGCAGATCGCTCAGCAAAAGGCTTCCTCTGCTCTTTCAATTCAGCAAAGCCAGCTTCAAGCCGCTGTGCAACGTCAACAGCAAGCAGCTAATGTGACCCAACAAACCCGTCGTCGTGTTGGCACACCTGCTGCACTGCGTACTAGTTTGGAAATACAATCGCCCCTTACTGCTGGTGCTGGTATGGGAGTTGGTTCAGAAACTCAAGCTGGTGGTTTGAATGTCTAACGCTGCGGCTCGTTATTCGGCTCTTGAGCCGGAAAAGACTATTTATCTAGATCGAGCCATTGAGTGCAGCAAGTACACTCTGCCGACTCTGATCACCGATAACGACCGTAGTACTGGAAAAAACCTTTACACCAAGATCCAAACTACCTACCAAGGTCTTGGTGCTCGTGGTGTAAACAACCTGGCTAGCAAGCTGCTGATTGCTTTGCTGCCTCCTAACCAAGCTTTCTTCCGTCTCTCTGTAGACGACATGAAGCTCAAGAAGGAGCTGGATAATTACAAGGAGCTGCAGTCACAGTTTGACCAGCAACTGGCTCTCATGGAACGTTCCGTTATGCGGGACATTGAAGAGTCTGGTGATCGCACCGCGCTGTTTGAAGCCCTCAAGCACCTGATCATTGGTGGTAACGCTTTGCTGTATGTCGCTGAGAGTGGCACCAGGGTTTACCCACTGAAGTCCTTTGTGCTGAATCGTGACCCTGAAGGGAACATCCTTGAGGTTGTGGTGCGTGAAGAAGTTAATCCTGATGTGCTGCCTGTAAAGATTGCTCCCAAGGACGCCGAAGGTAAGTTTGTAGATAAGACTGTCTTTCTGTTTACCCACGTCAAGTGGGATTACAAAGCTGATCGCTGCAACTGGTACCAAGAGGCTTACGGCAAACAGATTGGTAAGCCTGGTTCTGTTCCAATTGATAAGAGCCCTTGGATTCCCCTGCGGATGTTCCGTGTGGCTCACGAAGCTTATGGCCGTGGCTATTGCGAAGAGCTGCTGGGAGACTTGAAGAGCCTTGAGTACCTCTCTAAAGCCATCGTGGAGGGCTCTGCAGCAGCAGCCAAGATCATCTTCCTGTGCAACCCTAACGGCACAACTCGCCCTGACGCTCTTGCTCGGGCTGCCAATGGATCAATTGTGGCTGGCAACCCAAACGATGTGGCTCCTCTTCAGATGCAGAAGCAGGCAGACCTCACGGTTGCTCTGAACACCATTGCACGAATCGAGCAACGACTGAGCTTTGCGTTCCTGCTTAACAGCGCTATTCAAGCTGGTACCTCTGGCCGTGACCGAGTGACAGCCGAAGAAATCCGAATGGTCGCACAAGAGCTGGAAGCAGGTCTGGGTGGTATCTACAGCATCTTGAGTGTTGAACTGCAACTTCCTCTTGTTAACCGCAAGATGGCCCTTATGGAACGTCAAGGGCGTCTTCCGAAGCTTCCTAAGGACATTGTGAAGCCTCAGATCACCACTGGTCTTGATGCTCTGGGACGTGGTAACGACAAAGCCAAACTGATTGAGTTCCTTCAAACCATTGCTGGAACCCTTGGTCCTGAAACGATGGTCAAGTATGTCAACAGTCGTGAATTGATTACTCGTCTTGCAGCCTCTGATGGTTTGGATACTTACAAACTGATTAAGAGCGACGAGGATCTGATGGCTGAAGAACAACAAGCAGCTATGATGATGCAGCAACAAATGGCCCAGCAAGATCCCAATAACGATCCTGCTAAACAGGCCGCTCTCGTTAAAGCTGAAAATGACTCAATCCGGGCAAGTCAAGAAATCGGTGGAGCCCCTGGAGGCTTCTGAGGTTAAAGAGCTTCCAAAAAAGCCTGAGCCTAAATCCAAGATGGATCTGCTCATTGAAGAGCTGAAGGCCGAGAAGCCTGAGGTGTATGAGCAATATGTCGCTGCTGCTAAGGCAAAGCGTCCTGTTTGGATCTATCCTGATCTGACCGTTCGTATCGGCTGATCATGGAAGTCATTGCAGATAACTTTTTGGCACAGGAAACTGGGCCTTATAGCGAGCAAGACATTGAAGCTCTTGAAGCTGCTGAAAGGCAGGAACAACAAGAGGAACTGATTGCTGGCAAGTTTCGTTCTCCTGATGAGCTGCTTAAGGCTTATCAAGAGCTTGAGAAGAAACTGGGTGGCCGTAGTGGCTACGAAAAGGCTGCTGAGGAATCTCCTACTGAGGAAGCAGTAGAACAGGAAGCTGTTGTTCTGTCTCAGGATGAAGAAGCCACCATTATGGAAAGCATTGGTGGTCAAGATAACTTTGAAGCTGTTCAAGGATGGGCTCGGGAAAACCTCGATGCTGCTGAACTTGAGGCTTACAACCGTGAAGTGAATAGCGGTGATTACTACCGTGCTCGTAACGCTTTGCAATCTCTGTATTACGCCTTCCAAGAAAATTCTGGCTATGAGCCTGAACTGATCGGTGGCAAGCTGTCTGGTAGCAGCAGCGATGTGTTCCGTTCCAGTCAGGAAGTCATGGCTGCTATGAGTGATCCTCGGTATTTGCAAGATCCTGCTTATACCCAAGACGTTCAAGACAAATTGATCCGTAGCGACGTTCTAGGTCCTAGGGGTTAATATTTCATTAGCGAACGTAAACATTGTTGCCGCTGAGGCGATAACAACAGTTGAGTTACGAGCGCCCTTAAACAGTTCACTAACCTAACTAACGATGCCTGACCTCAACGCATCTCTTAGCCGGTTGGGGAGTATCAATGGCGTTCAATATAACGCTGGCTCTGCCTCCGGTAACTTTGAGCGCGAAAGCGCTAACTTCCTCAAGATCTTTTCCGGCGAAGTTCTGACGACCTTCAACCGTGAGACGATCTTCAAGGATCTGACCATGAAGCGCACCATTTCTTCGGGCAAGAGCGCAAGCTTCCCGATCACTGGTCGTTTCTCTAGCCGCTACCACCGTCCTGGTGACTTCATCACCGGTCAGGGTAACAAGGGCATGATTGGCGAAAAGATCATCACCATTGACGATCTTCTAATTGCAGACGCCAGCATCTACGATTTGGATGAGGCCAAACTGCACTGGGACGTTCGTTCGATCTACTCGACCGAATTGGGCCGCGCTCTGGCTCGGGCTTATGACCAGCGCCTGGCTCGCACCCTGCTGTCTGCTACCGAGTCTGATGGCCGCATTAAGGATTGGGATTCCAAGCGATTCCAACTGAACAGCGGTACCTACTCTTCGGTAAGCACCAACACCATTACCCTGAGCGCTAACTTCCAAACCGCTGAACTGACCTATTGGGCAATCGGTGAGGTTGTGTATGGCGAGAACTCTGGTTCCTATGGTGTGATCACCACCGCTCCTACTAACGGCGCTGCTACCTTCGTTATCAACCCGATTGGTTCGATTGGTACCGGTACTGGTGTTGGCTTCCAAGTGGGCGAGCGTCTGTTCGTTTTGAACTCGATGCCTGGTGGTACTTCGTTCACCGGTATTGACCTGAACGGTGCTGCTGATCGCAACGCTCGTGGCGACCTGATCGTGGAAAACCTGTTCAAGGCTTGCCAAGCCCTGGACGAAAAAGATGCTCCTAAGGAAGGCCGTGTGTGCGTCCTGAGCCCTGGTGCTTACTACGACGTGCTGAACAGCGACCGTGCCATCAACACCGACTTCAACGCTGCTGGCGGTGCTAACGGCTCGATCTACCAGAACCGTGTTGCTTCTGTGGCTGGCTTCCGCCTGCTGACCAGCAACCACCTGGGCATCAACAGCTACACCTCCAGCCAGACCTACGCTGGCCTGAGCAACCAGGCTGCTACCACCCG